TCTTCAAAAGCTTGTGAGAATGACAAAACCAGACCAGATTATGGTTGTCTGGGATGGGCCTAATGGGTCCGCCAAGCGCAAGATTATGGACAAGAACTATAAGGCAGGACGCAAACCTATTCGTTTAAATCGCGCCTTCCACAATCTTACCGATGATGAAGAGTTGCAGAACAAAATCTGGCAGCAAACGCGCGCCATTGAATATCTAAACAATATGCCAGTAATCCAGTTTATGTTGCCAGAGATTGAAGCAGATGATGTTATATCTTATGTGACAAGTTTGTCGCACTATGATGGCTGGCAGAAAATTATTGTTTCAAATGATAGAGATTTTATGCAGTTGTGCGACGAAGAAACGGTGTTGTGGCGTCCAACTAAAGATGAGATTCTGAACACAAACCGCATTGTTGAACAAACCGGCGTTCACCCAACCAACATGGCGCTAGCGAGGGCTATTATTGGCGATGCGTCAGATAATCTCCCCGGTATCAAGGGTGCGGGTTTTGCGACCGTAGCAAAGCGCCTGGGTTTCTTGGCTGAGGCAAATACCCACACTATTGATCGCGTAATCGAACATTGTGAAGAAAAACTAGAGGATAGTAGCCTAAAGTTTTACAGCAATGTGGCCGACAATCGCGATCTCATCCAACACAATTATAAGATGATGCAGCTATATTCTCCCCAAATGTCTATTAATTCTAAGGCAATTGTGAAGGAAGCTGTAGAAAACTTTGAGTTCGATCTTAATCGTACAGAAATCTTGGGTATGATGCGGGATGATGGCTTTGGTGAATTAAACTGGGAAGATCTACGCACCAACTTAAACCGAATTGTAAGCGAGAAAGGCTCCGTCAAGAGCTAAAAAGTAGCGTCTTTTGGCTTGACATTTGGCCAAGAAGAGTTATAATTATTATACGCGAGGGCATTAATGAAAACACCAGAAGCAAGTTTCGGAAGGTACGGTAAATCCTTCCAAGAAGGGCTTGTTCAACTAATTTATGAAGATCGGTCTTTCGCTGATCAGATTACCGAAGTTCTAAACCCACAGTTTATAGAGCTTGATTATCTGCGTACATTTTTGCAAAAGATTATGGATTATCGGGATCGATATGGTAGACACCCGTCCATCCATGCTATCACAACAATTTTAAAAACAGAACTGGAGAACCAAGACGAGGTTATTCAGAAGCAAGTTCGTGAATATTTTTTGCGTATTCATGATCATGAACTTTCCGATGTAGAATACATTAAAGAAACAGCGCTTGATTTTTGCCGTAAGCAAAACCTTAAAGAAGCGATGTTGAAGTCTGTTGGGCTTCTACAAAATTGTTCGTTTGATGAAATCTCGACCGTTATTAACGAAGCACTAAAACTCGGTTCTGAAACCAATTTTGGTTATGATTATATGGCTGACTTTGACGCACGGTTTGTTCCTCGTTATCGATTGCCCTGCACAACTGGGTGGGCCGAGATTGATAAATTGTGTGGGGGTGGTTTGGGTAAAAGCGAACTGGGTGTTGTGATTGCTCCCACTGGTGCCGGCAAAAGTATGGCGTTGGTTCATTTGGGCACACAAGCCATCAAAGAAGGCAAAACAGTAATTCATTATACTCTGGAACTCCAAGATAGAATTATTGCGACTCGCTATGACAGTTGCATTACGGGTTATCCTTTGTCAGACATCATTAATTTTAAAGAAGAAGTTTATGATGAAATTAAGGATCTTGATGGAACGCTGGTTATTAAAGAGTATCCTACCAAATCTGCTTCTACAAACACAATCAAAACACATATATCAAAACTTATAAAACGAGGGATAACACCAGGAATGATCATTGTTGATTATGCTGATCTTTTAAAGCCTGTTGTGGTAAGAAAAGAGAAAAGAAGCGAGCTAGAATCTATTTATGAAGAGTTGAGAGCAATTTCAACTGAATTTCAATGCCCTGTTTGGACCGCCTCTCAAACCAATAGATCGGGGTTAAACGCAGAAGTTATAACAATGGAACAAATCTCTGAAGCCTTTAATAAGTGCTTTGTGGCAGATTTTATATTTTCTATCTCGCGTACCATCCAAGACAAACAAAATAATCAAGGTAAGCTGTTTATTGCAAAAAATAGAAACGGACCCGACGGAATGGTGTATAATATATTTATGGATACTTCTAATGTAAATATTAAAATATTGCCGCCACAAAACACAACCACAGTAAACGGAAGCACTGTGACAACCGCACCTGCGCCCCTCGGCCCTCGTATGCAGCAGCAACTATTGAGAGATAAGTATAGCAAACTAAAAGGAAAACACTAAAATGAGAACACTTGAAAACATTCGGCGATTTAGACTATCGGATACATTTATTGAGCCTTATAAGACTGCCGAAGTGCCATGGGGTCCCGTCGGATATGTCACCTTCAAACGCACCTACGCTCGTCGTTTGAGTGAGTTTGATCCACATGCCACTGGTACCGAGGAGTGGTGGCAGACCGGCCGACGTGTTATTGAGGGTATGTTCAATATGCAGAAGCAACACGTCTTTATGCTTGGTTTGGAGTGGAACGACGCCAAAGCACAAGCCACCGCCAAAGACGCTTACGACCGTTTATTTAATTTGAAGTGGACTCCCCCCGGACGCGGACTATGGATGATGGGTACGAAGTTTGTGGAAGAACGCACCGCCGCTGGTCTCTTCAATTGCGCTTTCCGTTCCACTCGCGACCTTCCCACAAAGGGTGGTTATCTTTTTGCGTGGATGATGGATGCGCTGATGCTGGGAATTGGTGTGGGGTTTGATACAGAAGGCTCCAGCACTCTTACTATTCGAGAACCACAATTTACAAACGATACGCACATTATTGATGACTCGCGCGAAGGCTGGGTCAACTCGGTTCATATGCTTCTTGACGGCTTTTTCTTTGGTGATAAAGTACCCAAGTTTGACTACTCAGCTATTCGTCCCGAAGGCGCACTCATTAACGGCTTCGGTGGCACCTCTAGCGGCTATGGGCCCCTGAAGGAGCTACACGACAATCTTATAGACCTCTACTCCGCCAAGGTTGGTGAGCCCATTAGTTCTATCGACATTGTAGATACAGAGAACCTTATTGGTCGCTGCGTGGTGGCAGGCAATGTACGCCGTTCTGCTGCGTTGGCTATGGGGAGGTACCAGGACAAAGAGTACCTTCAAATGAAGAATGACCAAGAGAAACTATATCATCACCGCTGGGGTTCAAACAATTCCTTCAATGCGGAGGTGGGTATGGACTATACTTGGCACGCAAACCAAACACAGAAGAACGGGGAACCGGGCTACATTTGGTTGGATAATGCCCGCACCCACGGACGCTTTAAGGATGGCTTGAAGTATGACGACATCAACGTCGCAGGCTTTAACCCTTGTGTAGAACAACAGCTTGAAGACGCAGAACTTTGTTGCTTGGTTGAGACTTTCCCGGCTAAGCATGACGATTACGAGGACTATTTGAAGACCTTGAAGATCGCCTATCTATACGGCAAGACCATCACGCTATCTAACACACACTGGCCAGAGACTAACGCAAAGATGTTGAAAAACCGACGAATCGGACTCTCACAATCTGGAGTGGTTCAGGCGTTCAATAAGTTTGGGCGCCGTGCTATGCTCAACTGGTGTGATAATGCCTATAACCACGTTAAGGATCTTGATGAAGAATATTCTAACTGGCTTTGTATTCCTAAGTCTGTGCGTATGACTTCTATTAAGCCGTCTGGCACGGTGTCGCTCCTCAATGGCTCGACCCCCGGCATTCATTTCCCCGAGAGTGAATATTATATCAGACGCATTCGTTTCTCTAGGGATTGTGAGTTGGTGGAGGCTCTCAGGAACGCCGGCCACACTGTGGAGGAGGATGCTTATTCACCAAACACTTATTGTATTGAGTTCCCGGTTCATGAACCTCACTTCTCGCAGAGTAAGAAGACGGTTTCGATGTGGGAACAACTAGAGATGGCTGCTCAATACCAACATTATTGGGCCGATAACTCTGTGTCTATCACTGTGACGTTTAAGGATGAGGAAGCTGATCAACTTAAGAGCGCGCTCGAAATGTACGAGACGCGATTGAAGGCGGTGTCATTCTTACGTTATAAAGATACGGGCTACAAGCAGGCACCCTATGAGTCAATCACCAAAGAAACTTATAAGAAACTAATTAAGAACATCACCCCCATCCAACGCGCCGACGTTCAAGAAGCCGGCGCCGGAACTAAGTTTTGCGATGGGGAAACTTGTGAAATTTAACTTGATTCACAGACGAGGTTAAAATGCACTTCAATCATCTTCTCGAAAAACGAGAATTGCGCCGTATTTGTAAAAACGGCACCAAGGGCTGCTATTTGGCACCAGTGGGAAACATTACCGCAACTGCGGGAAACAACGTATTTGTGACATTAGAGTGTAAAACGTGTAAGAGACGCGAGGATGTTTTTCTAACCGAACAAGAGTATAAGATACAAGAAAAGATTATTATAAAAGAGGTAGAAAATGTTTAAGCCAGTTAATAGATATATTCAAATTATTCCAACACTTCAAGAGAAAGGTTCCGACCCTGGTGTGGTTCTTCTTCCAGATGACTACAAGCCAGAGGAAATCCGCTTTCATACTGCGAAAGTAATAGATTGGGCAGATGATGTGAGGTTTGCTAGTACCCTGCAAGTGGGGTCTAAAGTTGTCTTTGATTCAACGATGTTAGAAGAAATAGATGTGGAAAACAAGAAGATTTTAGTAGTCCTTGATAATTATGTAGTAGGACTATTACCCTGATAAAAGGGATTTTTTGGTATGACTATCGATAAAAACT